TAATTGGATCTTCAACTATCAAGTCAACAGTGTCAACCGCAGTAACGTTGCCGTTGACTGTTAAGTTTCCACTAATAGTAAGATCGGATCCGTAAGTCAAGTTGTTTGATAACAACCCCGATGTTATGGAATATGCCTGCGTTTTTGCCGAGGCATTGATGGTTCCATCAGTAATCTGATTATTCTTAATTCTAGTTACGGCCATGATAATAGTTCTCCTACACCTATTTATACTAAGTGGGAGTTTATTTGGGATTGGGTATTTTTTTTAAGAGTTTTTCTGCAACAATTGTTATGGTAACAACTGCCTTGCTGTAGCAACAATAAATCTATTTATGATGTTTTACAATTAATTAATGCAGGCGGTGAATGTGTCAGCGCACAACTGCAATTAAAATTGTAGTGGGACCACTATTGCACTCTTCTAGTGCTTTTCCAATTATGCATCCAGGTTTAAACTGTGAAAAATCCAGGACTTTGGCATAACCTTCAACTGCAGAAGTGGTTAAAACATCACCTTTTGCTACTGGGCCAATTACCTTGCATGGAACTTGTCCGGCTAGTGCAACTGTGGCTGTGATCCCTGATAATTCTGCATTCATTAAATGTGCTGGAGCTGTACTTACTACCCCGGCAGCCCGATGATCTGCATATTGACTACACGCAGTAACATGTGCAGATCCACCAAAAACTAGAACAGTTCCTGGACTGTACCAATCATCACTCAAATACTTTTCTGCCAAGTCAGCATATTGTGCCGAAGTAGCAGTGGCAAATACTGTGTTAAAATAACTGGTTGTGCTGCCAATATTTCCCGCACTATTTGATCCACTGTGTTCAATGCTGTTAACTGACAACACTCCTGTACTGCCTGTTGTAATTACATTGCCACCAGTGATGTTGCCAGTAACACTCAAACTACCCAATGTACCCACTGAAGTGATGTTGGTTTGACTTGCGGTGGTCAGTGTACCTGCAATATTAGTAACACTCAAGTTGCCAGCAGTTACGTTACCAGTAACACTAACTGTAGTCCCTGTGTGAGCCGTAGCTGATATGTTGCCACCAGTGATGTTGCCAGTCACACTCAAACTACCCAATGTGCCTACAGAAGTAATGTTAGTTTGTGTGGCTGTGGTTAGAGTACCCACAAGATTGGTGGCTCCTAAATTACCCACGTTGGCGTTGCCAGTCACACTCAAACTACCCAATGTACCTACAGAAGTAATGTTAGTTTGTGTGGCTGTGGTTAGAGTACCCACAATACTAGTACCTGACAAATTGCCACCAGTGATGTTGCCAGTCACACTCAAACTACCCAGTGTACCCACTGAAGTAATGTTAGTTTGTGTGGCTGTGGTTAGAGTACCCACAAGATTGGTGGCTCCCAGGTTACCCACGTTGGCGTTGCCAGTGACATTGAGTGTTCCTGTAACGTTGGCGCCAGTACTTGTCACAGTTAATGTAACATTACCTCCAGCCACTGTTCTAACGTTGCCGTTTGCAGTGGGAATACTAACGTTAGATGTTCCACTAGAAATAGAATCAGCAACAATTTCTGCATTGGCGTCAAGTGTGGCTGGTGTGACCCCATCTGGACCGTAAAAACTAATAGTATTCCCACTGCTATTCTTGATGACAATGTTGCCAAGAGTTAGGGTTGACCCCGCTAACCACAAGTCTTTCCAACGCTGAGTAGTTGATCCTAGATTGTAGGTCACATTGGCTGTGGGAAGAATATTGCCGTATGAATTGACTGAGTGGTCTGCGCTTGGCTGCAAATCTATATTGCCAGAGGTGGCCACAGTCATGACAGCATTACCTGAGCTATTTGTCATGATATTGTTTGTGAGCAACCCTGCCAAGAATCTAACTTGTATTAAATCAGAACTTAGTGGAGTGGCTGACATTGTCAACGAATTGCCAGTTACTGAATAATCAACGTCCGGTGTTTGATTAACACCGTTTATTGTTAGTAATATACCTGGTGATGTTGCATCTTGATCTAATGTGTAAACGGCACCACTACCATCTGGGGTAATTGTTTGGTTTGTGATAGTAAACGTGTTTCCGCCACTGCCAACTTCTACCCAAGACGTTCCGGTATAAACTTCTAAATTCTGAGTAAATGTATTAAATCTAATAGTTCCGCTGCCAGCAGAGGCCGGGCGCTGGTCTGTGTTGCCAGACGGAACAGTTAACCCAGTATTGGTATCTATTGTTACCAGTCCAGTTCCAGTAGGCTGTATAACAATTGTTGCGTTGGCAGAACTAGAGCTAATTGTGTTGTTACTAAAAGTTATATTTCCAAGATCGCCACCAACACCAAAAACACCCACATATCTGTAGCCCACAACAAATACTGATTTGCCCGAGACTCCACCAGCAATAACTGACGGGATTGCGGCTCCGTTAAAGTTTAAAATACCAGCTTGATAATCAAAGAACCAAGTGTCATCTGATCCTGATCCTGCTTGGAACAATCTGGTTCCTGTAGTTTGTGGGGTAGTAGATCCTGTGGTATCTACATAAACTTTCACCAAATAGTTGTCGCCAAACTGTGTGGGAATCCAATTGGCAAGATTGGTTTTCCAGGTCTGATTGTCAGGAGAAGTCAAATCTTCTGTGCATTGTACTGTGGCACTGTATCCGCCGCCGCCACCGTCTTGGTAAACTTGTACAATTGATGTTGTGTCCGAAGGTGGGGTACTGGGAATGTCTCCGCTGTCTTTCCAAACAAGGTCACCACGATACAACAACGGACTGGCTATACTTTCGTTAAACGCTTCCTTACTGCCTGAACCAGGAGGTGGAATTGAAGTCTTGGCCACGCCGTAACCAACTTTTTTCCAAAGATAATCTAATTTTTGTGATTCACCAAATGAAGCAGCCATTATACAGCATCTCCTATAGAAAGTGCAGTTATAGTTTGACCGCTACTCAAGGCAACTCGAACTAAAATATTATTGCCTGTGCTGTTACTTGCATTTTGTGATCCCAGAGTCATGGTATAACCAACATTGGCAATTGCTGAATTAAGTGGCACTACATCAGCCCCAGTCAATGCACATCCATTGCTGCCGTTACCACCGGTGCCTGCTCCCGGGACTCCTGATCCATTATACTGTGTTGAACAAGTCAACCATCCGTTGAGTGTGCTGGTAGGTCCTGGATATCCTGGCGTAGGTGATGAGAATCCACCGGTGTCAATGGGTGTACCGGGCGCCGCAATGAAAAGGCCTGCAATACCTGTGGTGGTAGTCAATCTAATATCAAAGTTGGCCATGGTGGCTCTTCGGAAAGCAAAAGTAAAGTATTGCGTCCCCGACCGTCCAGTGTTTAAATCTGGACCCACTGGCAGGTATCCAGAACTTAAATTTGTGGTATAATGTTGAAGATTGCCGTAACGTATGACTGCTTCTTGTGTGCCGGCAATGGTTTGTGCACCTGTCCAGGCGTTGCCAGTGTAAAAATTAGTACTGCCGGTAAAAGCCGGGGTATTACTTGCGGCACCAAACCCAGTGATGCGAAGTCCAGCATCAGTGTACACTGAACCCAGTGTAACACTAACTGCAATATTACCTTCTTGCACACCAGTATTAGCTGTGGCTGCCGTTTGTATCTTTGTGGGGAGTTGTACTGTGGTACTGGTTCCAATCACATTGAATACGTTGGCCTGTAAAGTACTCACGCTGTTGTTGCTACCATTGATGTTGCCAGTTAAATTACCCAACACATAGTTTGTTGCAATCCCAATGTTGGCATTGACATTAGCACCAGTGAGCATACTAGCACTTGCATTGTTAATTGTGGCCAGGCCTTTTGTTTGGGTAACTATTACTGCGCCTGACCCTTCATAGTTTGTGCCTGAACCCAGTGTAAATGGATCACTGCTACGGAAAGTTTGTCCTGTAAAGTTCTGTAGCTCCAAGTTGGCCACTGTGACGCTCGGCGAACCACTGCTGTAGTAAGGTACGCCTGAAATGTAGCGATAAGTTCCTGCCACAGCTTCGATCATTACAACATTGCCAGTAACCAAGGTGGGCGCAGAATTTAAATTATCTTTGACCATGCCCACTGTGTTTGTATTGCCTGATGTTGAATGACGAAGTTGAAAATCGTTGTAACCATTGCCTAAGCTGGCCAAAGTATTGCTGATAGTAGCCGAAAATACTTTATAAAAGCCTGTGGGCACTGCGGCATTGGCCACGTGTAAATCTCGATCTGCTGATACAATTAATGCACCAGCTGTGCCCACTGTGTTACCGCCGGTAGTAAACGTTACATTTCCTGCGGCTGCATTGTTTACATACGCAGTCAGCGTTCCTGTAGTTGCAGTATTTGCATTGGTCACTTGTGTACTAGTAGCAACTGGTGTAGTGGTAGCAACTCGAGTTACCGATGTGCCATTAGCTACAATGTTTCCACCAGTATTATCATTTGCTCCAGCAGCCAACAACGGGCTAGTTCCTTGGCTGGCAGTAGATATGGTTACATTGGTATACCCGCCGAGATTGGTTGGTGCTGTTGGGTTTGCTAAAATTGTAATATATGCAGTTCTAGTTGACACATTACTTTGAGATATAGTGCCCGGTGTTCCGTTGGCAGTCAATGTCACTGTTTTGGTTCCAGTAGTGGGTGATCCCACTGCTGTTGAATACGAATGTGTAACGTTGGCAAACGTTGTCAGCCCAATGTTGCTGGTAGTATCTCCCCATGTCCAGTTAAACACATTGCCAGTAAAAGCAACATTGGGCGAGGTGTCGTTGCGGAAATTAAACAAACTACGATCTCGTCCGTTATAATCAGTAAAGAGATAACCAACTTGAGCATTTGATGTGTACCCAGTAGCATCAGTTTGTGTATTTGCTGTTCCAATAAACCCAGCACGAACTTCTGGTTCAATAGAAATTGTTATATTGCCTGACTTAAACGGACTAGTACTATATCCTGTATACAACCAAACATTTGATGTGTAATTTACTGTGGTGGCAGCATTTTGTTGTACTGATGTCAATGCAAATGCATGTGTAACATTGGCAGCACTGGGATTTCCAGCAAGACCAGATTGTATGTTAACGTTGCTATTGGCTGTTCCATCTCCCCATTGGAAGTTGTACAATTGTTGTGCGCCAAAACTAGCAGTGTTACCCGGGCTTCCAGGTGTATCGTTTCTAAAGCTAACTACTCCACCCGATGTAGATGAATAGTTGATAGTTGTTGTTGTATTAGCCGTGACTGCTGGACTTTGTTGTGTGTATATTTTAACGTTTGACGCACTGGATGTCACACTGTAAGGTGGAGCATTACCAGCAGTTTGATTTGTTCCAGTTAATGTAATACTACGGAGAGCATCAGTGTTGGCAGCATTTATATAGGTATGACTGTTAGTGGTCCAAGAATTTCCTGGATTGACTGCACTATTACCATCGCCATAGTTGATTGTAAAGGAAGTGGCGTACTGGCTGGTATTGGTTAATGTAACACTGCTACCTGTATCTAAACTACTTGGGCTAACAGTAAATGATGGTATTGGCAACGGCGTGAACAACACAATAAATCCTGTTTTAGTAACCGAGTCCACCGATCCTTTGGCACCCAAAGAAGCGTTACCTGAATATGTTCCGCTGGTGTTCCAGGCGGTAAACGAAACAGTAAATGTTCCGCCCAGCACATTACTATAAGTTTTAACTGGATTTTGAGTAGATGCTGTGTTACCGTCACCAAAATCCCAAAGATAGTTGGTTGCGTTGCCTACATAAGTGCTGGTAAATGCCACACTCATTGGACTTGACCCAGAAGTTACATTAGCAGTAAAATTTGTCTGTCCAACATAAGTGCTATTGGCAATATTTAATGCCACTTGATTTAAATCATCAAGTCCGTCAGTTACATAGGTGCCAGTTGTCCAACCATCATAGGCAGCATTGGCAGTAAGATTACCGTCGGTGGGAGTTCCAAGTGCAATTGTATTGCCCAGTACTCCAACAATGGAGTTGCCAGCCGTCCATGACAAATTACCTGATCCGTTGGTGGTGAGAACATAATTTACAGATCCGCCGGTGATCTTAATGTTGGCGTTGGATCCTAGGTCAAGTACACCAGATACTGCAGAAATAGCGTTTGCCGATAGAGTCACCCCATTGCCGGAAATATTTCCATTGGCAGTAATTACCCCTGGTGTCGTAATATTACCACCGGTAATATTTCCACCGGCAGTGATTAATCCTGTTGTAGTAATGTTACCGCCAGCAATATTTCCAGTGACATCAAGTGCTACGTTTGGACTACTGTTTAAAATTCCAACACGATTACTGCTTACATCAAAAAAGATGAGATTGCCTTGAATGGCCAGGTTGGCGCCACGAACTAAATTGTCCTGTAAAATATTACCGGAAATGCGATTAATAGCCATCTAATACCTTTGCTTGGATATTTATGACTAGGTAGAGCTGTGTATTACTGAGATTGGTTCACCGCTTGGTGGGGCTGACGTAAATGTAATATCATATCCTCCATTAACAGTATAAGCGGAGTTAGAATCTTGATATATTGATCCTACAAAAACCATAATCTGAGCTTCTGAGCTTTCCTCTATACTCATTGTAAACACAGCAGTGCTACCATCACCCGTAAAGCTGTCAATCGTATAGCTAAGAGCGCCAGTTGATGCCAATGGCACATACGCTGTGCCATTAAAAAATTCAACTTTTGCTAAATCTGTGTTGTATCGAATAAGTCCAAAGCTTGGCGCCAATGGCCGAACAGCTGACCCGCCAGCTGGTAATACAACTCCGGATGAGCCCGACTGTAATACTCGATTTTTAACGTAATAACCCATTAGATTGATGTGTAACTAGTAACTGCGCCAACTGATGAATTTGCACTGGCATCAACTTGTACTGTGTCACCATTGCTGAGCAACAATTTTTCAGCACCAGAATACAATTGATAGGTATCAAGAGTGGTAATTTGAATACTGGCTAAAACTTTGTTAATGCTGTTAGCTGTTCCACCACTGGGAACAACATGTACATTGGCAGTGATATTACCAGCTCCGTAGTTGGCAAGGCTTAGCCAAGTTATGGCTGTGTTCCCCGAGCTAGTGTACACTGAACTAGTGGTTGTTGAGACGTTAGATGTTGCAATTGTCATCTTGATTCCTTAAAATATTATTGAAAAAACTATGGCAGCACTTTTACTGACCAACTCGTCATTGACTGTGGGGCTTATAACATATAACCCAGTACCACCGGATCCCTGTGCTTTGCTGTACACTGACACTGAGTTTGCCACAGATGCTGGAGTTGATCCTATGTTGCCAAAATTTTGATGTCCTTGAATAGTCAATCGATTGTTGGCAGTGTCATATGTCAGTGAAGCATTGCCACCAAATACATTTCCAGAATCGTGAAATTGAATACTGGCATTGGGTCCAGCCACTGATCCAGCCACTGCGGTACCAATGGCTGCATACGCAGTTATTGGTGCTCCGTTACCATCAACTGCCGGGGAAATTTCCCACTGTACAGTAGAGTTATTAAATCTAAGACCAGCATAGGTACTGTTTGAAGTCTGAGTCACTAGACCTTGTTGCTGATATATTGCAGTACCTAGTGTACCAGTATTGTTGGCAGCCACTGTGATAAACGGATCGCCAACGTCAAGTTCAGTGACATCAATGTAAGTAACATTACCTTGAACTGACAAGTTTCCAGTGATGTTTACACTATTCGTGGTGATATTGACATTGTCTCCGTCAGAGGGATTTATGCTAATAATGTTGTAATCGCCGGTGATTCTCTTGGTGGTAGACATTTACAGATCCTTTCCGTTATTTATTCGTTCTAAAAAGGTTGTGATATCAAGATGATGCATGTTTGACAATTTATTCAACTCTGGTATATTTGCTGTTGTTGGGCCAGCAACACGTATAAATTGTTGTCCAGGAAAATCTGACACAACTTTAATAATTTGTTTGATCCAATTACCAGTAAATGTTGGAGTAGCTCCAACTTGTTTATAAAATTCAGTGCTGGCATACACATTATTAAACTTGCCGTCATTGGTGGGGCCCATATCAAACCCCAGCATGTAAACAGGGTTCTTAGAATCTTGCGCCGCAATAGCCACAGCAATAGGTCCTGAGCTATATCCAAAGTAAGATTTTGGTATGTCTTTTGCCCCAAGATTAGGCAATGGTCTTCGAGTGTAGAATCTATGCTTTGCGCTGTAGCCCGATGTTTGTATGGCTCTGGCTATTGGTTGATCAGTTGCAACTATTGCGGTAACTGTGTGCGTACGATATAACCCGTTACACCCGTAGACGGCCCCTAGTTCAAGTAATCGATTGATCGATACGTTTTCTCTACTTACACCATTACCTAACACAAATGCGGCCATAAAAAAATCCTCCCCAGTATATATTGGGGAGGAGTGGTTGGTCGGATTGAAATTAGCTGGTGTAATTTTCTGCGATGGCCAAGGCGTTTGTCGCACCGTTGGTGCCAGATTTAATCTCGGTTCCTTCGTCAGTGAAGAAGTTGATTACATAGCGAACTGGAGGTGTAGAATAATCCAAGGCCCACTTGTTTGTAAGTTTGCTGATTAAGATATCTGTACTGTCACCATTAAACATGGCAATGTTCATGTTGCCTGCCGAAATGTTGCCAGTGGTTTCATTGGCCAGTGTTGCTTGATATGTGTTTCCACTGGTTTGGCCTAACACCAGGTAAGTAGTTGTTCCTTTTTGGCGCACAATGATGGCTGCTTCTTCAGTGCCGCCAATTTCGCATGCTTGAACACGAACCACAGGATATGCTGATGTAGCTACGCTGGCGTTTGCACCGCCAACTACGCCCAGGTATTGAGACGAGTTTAATGTTGCTGGATATACCGGATTTGTTAAACTGCCAAGATTGTTGAAACCAATGTCTTTGGTTGTAGATTTTTTAATTTTTAGAGGACGACCCATTTGTTTTCTCCTTAAAGAAGTCCGATGCGGGTTCTAGCCGCTACGCTGTTGGGTATTAATCATCAGCATAAAACGCATGATTGCGTTGACTAGTATTTATGGTTGCACAAATAATCTAGTAGCTGTATAATAGTTTAAATATCAACATGACACCAAACGAAATTTTAGATCTAGGTAATGAATATCGAGCACAGAGAAATCCTGAAAAAGCACTTGAGTGTTATGCTCAAGCGTTTGTAATGGACAGAAACTATGCCCCGGCATTCAACAACTACGGCAATGTGCTACGTGAAATAGGAGATCCTGCTGGGGCTATTCCGTTTTTAGAACGTGCAATTGCTCTTGAACCTAATTATGTTCATGCGCACTTTAATCGAGCAGTGACTTTGTTATTGGCCGGCGATTACACTCGCGGATGGCCAGCCTACGAAGTTCGGTGGCAGTATGAACATCTTGTTGGCACTGAACCTATTTTTACTCAACCACGATGGCGCGGTGAAGATTTAAAAGATAAAACTATACTTGTTGTCGGCGAACAAGGACACGGGGATATTATTCAATTTTCAAGATTTTTATATAATTTAAAAGAGGCTGGTGCTACAGTACTGTTCCAAACTACTAGTGGACTTGTTCGACTCTTCTCTGGTGCTGGCACAATCAGTCGGGTTGGGATGTATGGTGAAGATTTGGGCGCATTTGATTACTGGGTACCAATTATGAGTATTCCGGGAATACTTGGAGTCAACTTACAAAACTTTCCAAAGGTGTTGAGTTACCTGGGTGCGCCTGCCAACTTAGTATCTGAGTGGCAAAAAAAATTAGGCGTAAAGAAAAAAATACGTGTGGGGTTTGGCTGGACTGGACGTCGAGACTCTTGGCTTAACTTACATAAATCTATTCCTCTTCCAAAAATGCTGGAAATAATCAAAGCAAACCCTGAACATGATTGGATTAATTTACAAGCTGATGCAACTCCCGAAGAAGATGCAATGCTAGACGAAGCTGGTGTTTTACGTTTTCCCGGTACAAGTTCAGATTTTGCCGACACGGCCGCGCTCATGATGCATCTTGATGTTGTTGTGTCAGTGGACACATCCACTGCGCATTTGGCCGGAGCATTGGGTCGCCCAACATGGATCATGTTGAACAACTACGCAGTAGATTGGCGCTGGATGATTAATAAAAATACCACGCACTGGTATCAAAGTGCTGTGCTATTCCGTCAGGATGCAATGGATGATTGGGATTCAGTTAATCGTAAAATTACGCGACATTTAAAATTGTATAAGATTTAAATCGTTATTTCGTAACGTTTACTATAAGTGTAGGTCCATACTGGTCGTGTTATAGTATTGCTTTGGAATTCAAAGTTGCTGTTATTACTAGTTGCCAACTCAGTGACTCTACAATAAAAATCGTGTGTTGAAAATGTATCTAGCGCACCACCTTGAACATCTGCGCCCTGTATTACATAAGTTTCAACCCCAGAAATATAAGTTAACAACCAAGGATTCATAGTTCTACTGCCTTGATCTGTTTCGGTTAACCCGTCATACAGTACCCCAAATGAGTTAAAACTATTGGAATTTTGTTGTCTAGTAACTTGCCATCTTCCACTGACTGTAATTTGACATTGACTTGCAGTGTAAGTTATTAATGTGTCAGGATCAGTATAATCAGTGAGTTGATTACCTATTACTGCAATTGGCCAGTCAGTTGCCGCAACATGCAGAATGCCACCTGACAACGGCTGTCGATTTGCTGGAGGTGCGCCATAATCAAACTGTCCGTTGTATCCGTGATTTGGCCAACTTAGCCCAAGACCAAATGTTGCGCCATCATTGTATCCGGCCTGACTAAATTGCCAACGCCCTTGGTCAATAATTTCTAATCCAGTTGAAGCTGATAGTTCTGATGAACCCGAGTAACCTGGGGGAGTAAAGAATATTGTAGTCACTTGTTATTTAATCGTTTTTGTTGTCTAGCTCAGACAAAGAAAAAGCCCCGCAAGGGGCTTTTTCGTACCTTCCCATCCCTGGGTAAGTCTTGCAGTGATTAGCTGAAAGACAAGTTAGATACAGCGATCTCGCCAACATAGTCACCAGCGTTACCAAAAGAACTTGCTGTGTTAGTAAGTTCGATGTAACCGTAACGTGTCATAAATGACACAACTGGTTCAAATGTTGATGGATCAAGAACAACACCAGAGCTCATCAACGGAATGTATGGGCAATAGAACGCAGCGGCATCAGCCTCTGAAGAACCTTTGTAACCAACCAATACAGGTGTAGAGTCACTAGCATAGCTATCAACAAACACACGCATTGCGCCGTTCAATGTACCAACAAACTTAGTGTTTGTAGGAGCTTCGAATGTGCCTTCTGTAGTGCGAGCAAAAGCAGAAGTTGTAGCAGACTGAAGAACAGTCAAGCTAGCTGGAGAAACAACAGCCCAGTTACCAGCACCACGACGTGTGCGTTGTGCGATCAAGTTAGCAACACGGTTAACTAGAACAGCCAAAGCGGCATGTTCGTCACCAACGAATGTAGCAGTACCAGAAACAGTAGCTTGGTTGTATGTGAACTCAGTCTGAGCCAATGAGCGCAAGCTCAATAGGATCTCTTGGTCAATCTCAGCTGTGATCTCTTGAGCCAAAGCAGCCATAATTTCTGCTTCAACATCAATACCATGCATAGCTTGTGCATCTTGGGCGGCTTCAAAAGTCCAACGAGCTTGCAATTTGCGAGTCTTGGCTTCAACAGCTTGCTTCAAGATTTGAACAGAGATCTGACGACCGCCGTTACCTTCCATGGTAGCTGTGGCGCCACCAGAGTAGCCTTGAGCGGCTGTCTGTGTAGTGGCAGCGTTGTCAGCACCACGAGCGCCTGCAGAGTATGCAACAGCGATCTTGAATGGTGACAATGCTTCTTCACCTTGCACAACACTAGTGTTGGCTGCGGATTGGTCTGTCATTGTAGACGCATAGCGTACACGCAATGTATGGATCTGTCCCACTGGGCCAGTCATAGGCTGAACACCAACGATTTCGTTAGCGATAACAGTAGGCATAACACGACGGATAACTGGAAGAATCACACGGTTTAATGTAGCGATGTTACCAGAAACTGTAGAGCCTGCAGATGCGTTCTCTTTGAGGTACTTACGAGTGTTTTCGAGGATAACACTCATAGAGTTGCGACGGTTGCCTTTGAGGCCTTCCATAAGGGCTTCTTTGGTCTCGTCCCAACGGCTTTCTAATAGTTCTTGTGACATTTAAGTCTCCTTTTATTACTATTACAGACCAGCCAGGCGCTTGATGTCAATCACATTACTGCGATCTTCACTTTGCATTCCTGCTGGTACGGTTTTATCACCAGTTACTACACTAACGCTTTCGCTTAAGGCCTTGCGGGCCTTGGGCATGGTGTTAGCTAATACAGCTGGTAGATACTTTTCGTAAGCGTTCTTTAGACGAGCAGTCTGTACGCTTTCTAAAAGATTCTTCATTACTTCTTGCTTTTCCTGATTCAGGGGACTTAACAATTCCTCCATGACGTTTGCACGTTCATTGGATTCTTTAATAACTTGAATCTCTCGCTCTTTGGATTCAACAAGGGTTTTAGCCTTGCCAACAATCCGGGTAGCTTCACTTAACTGATGCTCTTTATGAGCAACTTCTTTGCGTAGTTTACGTACTTCGGCATTCTCATTAAGGTGAGTGCTACCAAATTCTGCGGCATACGCTTCGAAAATACGACGACCAAAATTGTTCTCTCGAGCAACTTTAATGTCTTCGTGTAGTTGGGTGAGTTCTGTCTTGAGATGCTGGCCAACAGCCTTGCTCATCTTGCTAGCTGATTCTTTGATGAATCGTGCTTTCAAGCTTTCGAGTTTATTACGTGCTTCGCTGACTAGTCGAACTTTAGTTTCCACTAAGTCCTTCTTGTCTTGTGCAAATTCACTAATTTCCTCTGCAAGTGCTCGGACAATAAACTTCTCCAATTTCTGGAGTCCTTCATTGTGAGTCTTACGATCTTTGCGCAGTTCGCCAATTTCTTCAGCAAGTTTAGAAACCATAAAGTCGTTAAACTTTGTAGATGATTCCTTCATTTTGCTTTGGAACTTGACGCGATCTTCGGCCAGTGATTTCTTTTCAGAAATTACATTTTGAAGTTCGGCACTTAGTCCGTCTGTTACCATGCGATCTAGAGCTTCTACCATGATACTTTTGTCATGCTCATAACGTTGTGCAAACTCTTCTCGGAGTTCGGCACGAACCTGTTCACGTGCTTCTGTTAGTTTAGTTTCCCAAGCTTCGTTGAGTGCTTCGCTAACGTCTTCGTTGATTAGGCCGCTATCGAGCAATGGTTTAATTGCGTCTAGCATCTATTTCTCCTAGATCAAATTTTGAGATCCTTGATAAGGCGAGCAATTTCACCTTTCAGGTATCTCTGTACTTTGTTGTCTTTGCCAGCATCTTGCGCTATTCCTAGCACTCGATGACCGTGTCGCATATTCATCAAGCCTTCGTATATGGCCTTGGGGTATGCATTTGGTGCACTGGGTTGAGCAACCACATCCACAGTGACTATTTCGAAGTCACTGACATGTCCGTTTGCCTCGTTAACGTTACCGCTACCGCGACTTGAAACGCCTAGTTTTACACCGCTTTCCAACATAGTTTTAACTAGTTGCCCCATTGGTGTAGGTAAAATTTTAAGTTTGCCATAACCGTTAGGGCCATCCATCCACATTTCTGTGATCATATGGCTAACACGGTCTAGATTAACTTTTAAATCGTCTGGGTGATCAACTTCGCCTAACACTGAATTACCTTGTATAATTTGTTCATTCAGTGTGCCGACTGCTTTTTCGATTTCTTGTACGGGGTACACACGCTCGTTGGCGTTGCGAACACCGCCTTGAATGCAGATGCCCTTCATGTAAAGATCTTTACCCTCGTTGCCTTCCACAATAATGCGGGCGGCATCGAAGGTTAAGTTTTCACGGAGGTAAAGAGCCATTTACCTGGATCCTTTACTGAATTACCGATTTGGTATTAACACCGGCTGCTTGACCTAAATTGGGTTTAGTAGCTGGAGTTGGCTTTTGAGTGCTTTGTGATGGTGTATTACCAACTTTACCAATTGCATCTTTAGCTGTAGGAGCTGGACGTCCTTGAGCTTCAGTTCCTGTTGGGTGTACTGGCTTGGCCATTGCACCTTTGGCGCCACTGTTTGCGGCTACAACACTTTTGCTAGAAACTGAGGGGTTGCTGGGTTTAGCAACAGCTTTTAAAGTAACGTTTTCCATCATGCCTTCAGTTTCAAACTCGTCGTCTACAACTTCTTCGGCATCCATTGCGTCCATATCAGCATCATCTTCGCCGCCCATTTCGCCAGCTTCGTCACCCATCAAGGATTCAAATTCGGCCATAAGTTCGTCTAGTTTGTCTTCAAGATCAACAACACGGTCTTCTAAACCGCCTTCATCGTGTTCACCTTCAATATCGTGAGTTACGTCTGTGCCAATTTCTTCAGCACCGTCGTCAAATTCTGCTTCTTCGTCGCCTTCAGACATGCCTTGCTCTTCAGCTTCAACATCGTCAATTAGGTCGTCAGCTTGATCGCCACCAAGAGATTCGTCAAGTTCTTCGTCACCATCATCTTTGGCTTCTTCAAGTTCTTCGTCACCATCATCTTTGGCTTCGTCAAGTTCTTCTTCTTCCATCATCTGTTCGTAGATGTTGCGACTTTTTTCTACAACAATTTCATGAAAAAGCTCGCGGGCTTTTTCGGTTTCGTCATTAATGACGTATTCAACTAATTGTTCAAATTTATTCATGAGTTCCTCCGGTAGTAAATGGCTCGTAAGAATATTTACACAGCAGTTAATAAACTATGCGTTTATCGGAGTTTTTTGTGGAAAAATGACAGGATTTTATAAAAATCCAGATTAAAAAGAAAAATATTAAGCTAGAGGCTGGGCTGGTGGTGCATACTGACGTCTTACTTTCTCAAGACGTTCTTTGAATTCAAATCCACGCACATCATTGAGTCTGCGAAGTTTGTTAATTTGTCGCAGAGTCAATTTAGTTTTTCTTAGGTCGCCAAGGCGTGGCTGACTGTTGTCTTGAGAAAGATCTTGATATGCTGAATTTTCACGAGAAAAAAGTTCTAATAGAATCATAATGTTATTTATGCTGCCGGGGGCGTGGCACCAGGGGCACCTGCTCCAGCGGCTGCTTGTTGGCCAGGTGCGGCAGCGCCAGGTGCGGCAGCGCCAAGTTCTTCGCCGCCCATATTTGCAAATTCTTCACCAGTGGTGATGTCACTTTCAAGATCAGCTGGAGTGACACCCACGCTACGCAGATCTTGACCTGTGGTGGCCTGTGGTTCTGGAGATTCTCGTTCTTCTTCCCACATTTCTTCGTTTTCTCTAATTTCTTCTTCAGTAAGACCTAGATAACGTTTGAGCAAGAAACGCTTGCTCAAGTAAGGAATTTGTTCAAGTTGAGTATATGTGGTGACTCGTGTTGTGTCTAGTTCTGCTTCGCGATAGCTGGCAAAGTTTTGTGGAGGATTAAATGAGATGGCAAACAAGCCACTATCGATGTTAAACCCTCTCCAACGCATGAACATTTTAAATTCATCATCTAGCTTTTGCACAACCAAACGCTGTAGGCGTTCGCAATACTGGTTAAAACGATATTCTTGAATTAGTGCAGTTCCAACACGACCATCATTCATGGGCCGATCACTGTCGTCTGGACCTGTGGGCAAATAGCTACTAGGCACACGCAGGCCGCGGCACATCTTGTTATTGAAGTACTTTAAGTCATCAATTTCTCCTAGATTTGCACCACCTGGTAATGTGTCTACGCTACTTCCACGGCCGTCTGCTGTTTGTGGGAAAAAGTAATCTTCGTTGATACTCAATGGATTGTAACTACTATCCATAATGTTTTGACCGCCCCCTGTATGGCTGGGGATTCTGCGCTGGTGAATTTCGTTTTTAACACGTTCAACAAACTGCATGGCCATGTGACTTGGCATATTACCCACGTCAATCTTAAACACTCGACGTTCTGGTGCACGTGCCACACGATAGATTAATACAGCATCTTCTAGCAGTTCTTTTTGTTTAAAAACACGAAAAATTGTTTCTAAAATGCTTTGTCCAAACGGCCAATAGTAGTCAAGACCTTCTGTTAAACTCAAGTGAATTACATGTTTTGCATCCAGCACAGTTTCATTCATTGCAGCCGCAAAACGTGTTTGGCCAGCACTACCACCGGCTGCTCCAGCACTAGGCGCAGTATAATTGTTGGGAGATGCATAACCGCCCGATGGAGGATTTGCTTGATAATCTGTGGTGGTCTTGGCAGCCACAGTTAAGTTTTGAAAGTTGGGATTAATATCACGAATAACATACTGCTCTGGACGTTTGCCTTCGCTTTCGTTGACAATAACCCTGGCCACTTTGGTCATATCAACCCAGTACATTTCAAATGTTTCAGGATCTCTCACAAATACTTGGTCGCCGTACTTGATAGTATTGCGGAAAATCCTAAAGATACGTTGGTCTAATTTGTTTAATTTGGTCCACTGCTGTAGCTGTTGTTTGATAATTTTTACTTCATTATCAGTGGGAGTTTCGTTGTAGTTGACCTGAAAAGGAACTGTTTCTTCTTTGATAGTTTGTGTGCTAAACTCGGCCAAAATGTCAAGACACGCATTGATTTCACTGTCCATATCCATTTGCTCATATTGATTGTATCGAGCAATACGGTTTGGGTGTCCAGAATATACTTCTGGCAAGCGACTAGCATAATTGCGATACGCAATATCAGCATGGCCACGCATGGAATCTCGCCCATCGTTGCGGCCATATCCTGGCAACCCGTCTGATCCCTTGCCCGAAAGCGGGCTAAGTTCGCCGCCAACATTGGCTACTTTAAAATATTTTTTCCAGCTCATAATATTATTTACCGTTAACTTTGTGATACTTGCAGTATTCTTTGATTGATAGTATTAGTGGTCTTTTGCTCACGGATCATATCTTGCATCACTGCAACAAGAACTGATTGATCAGAATTTTGAGGTTGTTGCAACATATCTTTAACTGCTGATCTAATTTCACTGGCAATTGTTGATGCTACTAATTTAGAATCAAATTCAGTTTGTGACGCAGTGTTAGCTGAGTCTGATCCGTTACCAGTAGACGGGTTCATTTTTGCTAATATATTGTTTAACGGAGTTACTATATCAAGAGTACTGAGGTTTTTAAGTGCTGATGAATTTAATACTTCAGTAATTTTTTGACCAAAAGATGCTAGTTTGGTATCATCATACTGGCTGGTATTTTTAAGTGATGGTGAATTCAATACTTCGTTGATTTTTTGACTAACCGATGCTAGCTCAGCATCATGCTTACCAATGTTCTTAAGGGCTGGTGATTTAAAAATTTCATTGATGTCTCGTCCAAAAGATACTGGAATAGTTTTACCATCTGGTAGTGGAACCACGGCTTCGTTGAAGCTTCCTTCACCAACTGTGATTTGTGTGCCACCACTCTTTGAGCGAACAATGCCGCCCATGGCATAACCAACACCGCCCATTTTCTTGTCTGCCCAGGCTTTTAGATCACCCACAGTGGACATTTCTTGCAGTCCAGGATTTGCGGCCAATTGTTCAACACTGACTACACTGGCTATCGGTGCTGAGTCAGGGAAAGATAATGCTTTTCGTGCGCCACTAGGACCTAGAAAGTGTGCCAAATACAATGCTGAATCTGTGGTGCTAAGTTTGTTACCTGACAGGAATGCACGATTTTGATCAGTAAGTTGCCGCGTGGCCTCCATCTGTAACTTTGTATCACCTTTGTAATCTTCCCAGGTTTTTCCATACAACGGATTAGTTGAAGCTGCGTTTTTCACCAATCCTTCAAATGTTCCTTTGGTGAATTGTGTTAGACCAAATGCTGTACTAGTTGATGTGCCACCTTGGCCACTACGATTGGCAATATTTTTTCCGCCACTTTCAGCTTGTACCAACTTACTCATGTAATCAGTGCTGGATGGTCCAGTTGGTACAGATGTAGTTGGAGTATTACCTTGTGTGGTACTACCTTGTGGAGTAGCACCTTGTGGTTTAGCCCCTGGCATTTTGGCAGCGTTGGCCGCTTTTTGTTCGGCTAAGCGTTTATTTTTTGCTTCTAATGCCTTTTGACGAGCATTTATTGCATCATTACGTTCTTGTTCTTCAAGCTTGGCCCGATCAGTGGCAGCGGCAGCTACTTTCTTTTCAGCTTCTTGTTGTTGCTGTTTGCTGGCATTAATTTGTTTTAAACGTTCAAGTTCACGTTTTGCTTCATTTTCTACATCAATTGCAGTTGCCGCACGTTCAGCAGTGGCATCAGCTATCTCTCTAGTTGCTTTGGCAATTGCTGTTGCGTCGGCAGCTGTTTGAGTAGCACCTGGACCACCTTGACCTGGACCACCAGTGGCATACGTTCCTCCCTCTGGTGTTCTTGCTCCAGTAACTTTGGCAAACGTATCAACTGCTTCTTTGAATGTTTTGGTAGCAGTTTCATGTATATCTACCGCATAGTTAAAACTGTAGACCACACTGTCCATCATCATGGCTGCACTCTGCTGTGCTCTGCCAGCATCAGTCATCAACTTGGTATTCTTCTCAGGAGCCAACATCATCTGTCCTTGCTTGGTTCCTAGAAATTGTTCCACTGTCATATCTTCTTTGTCAGCGGCTTTTTGTATATTTTCCAACCTTGTAATAGCATCCAATGTCTTGGGAATATTACCTTGAATTGCAGTAATCTCACCTGTGAACTTGTTTGTTTCTGCCAGGTATTCTAACTGCTCTTTAGAGTTAGCCAAAGATTGTTGTAACGCACCCACTGCTGTGATATTGGGATTGTTTAATACTTCTGCTAGACCTAAACTCATGGCTGCCTGAATAGCCTCCGGAGTGGTCATTGCATTGCCACCGGCAGCATACTGTAGTGTACCAGTTGCTTGTTCAGTCATACCCAGGCCACGTAACATTGCAGCCATGTCCCCGGCTTTTTGTAGTCTAGCAACTTCAGGCTGATCGCCACGTTGCTGTGCGGCAAATAAGGCGGCACGGTATCTACTTTCAGCCATGTTGGCTTCACGTGCGGCTTCTTGTTCTTTGCGAGTTTGCCCAGTTAACCTTGCGGCCATATCAAGTTCTTTGACAAACTTGCTGGACTCATCAATTAATTGTTTGGTGTTTTTAAGTTCTAGTTGTCCAGTGCGAGCCTGGATGCTCATGTAAGTTAATGCGGCTTCTCTTTGTTCGGCGGCGCTAACACCCATCAATTCTAAATTTCTGCCCAATTCACTTTTTACTAGGCCGCCGGCAACTTCGGCAAATGCTTTTTTGCCACCATCAGCGGCAGCACCTAACAATCCTAGCTTTTGACCACTGCTGACAATGAGTTTGTTGTAGTCTTCAATTTCACTGACTGTCATGCCCAGTGTTTGGAGATTGTTAAACACATCATCCATGCCACCAGCAGTGGCAGCACCAACTTGACTTATTTCTCTAAAACTCTTGAACAAGTCATCAGCTTGTTTTGCCCCAACTTCTTGAAACTTAACTGCCAGCTTACCAGCATTGGAAGCCAGTGATATTAATCCACCACCTAGAGCAACTGCACCTTTGACTAATATGCCGCCAGGTACAAAGATGCTCATGAAGCTGACAAGATTTCCAAGTTTGTCAACTGTGTCTAATATCGGATTAGCTAGGTCACTAAATGCTTTGGCAGAAACTTGTGCTCCGCGCTCGCCTTTGTACAAGGCTGCAGAATATGTGGTCAATGCCTTGGCTGTGCCCTGCACTGCTGATGCAAACAATTGTAGGCCAGCTTGTGCATTTAAACTGTTGCCACCTAGGTCTAAAAACTTGCCTTTTAATAACTCTAAACTGCCACCTGTGGAATTGAGTTCATCAAAAACTTCTCTACTAGAACTTGCGGTTCGACGTTGATTATTAATGCTGTCCCGTAACATGTTGTTACGAGCTTTGGATTCTTCTTGAATTTGCTGTCGCAATGCCGCTTTTTGTTCGGCAGCTAATTCTTCAGCAGAGAGAGCAGACTTACGGGCTGACTCGGCGGCTGCATCTGCGGCATCTTTTTGCCTTTTAATATTGTTAGCAATAGCTTCTGCCTGAGCTTCTTGAGCATTAGTTGCACGATTTACATTGGCCGCAAATCGTTTCATGGCCTGTAATTCTTCGGCTCTTGTTCGTTTAGTTCCGTCAAGCTTAGTTGATAATTGCCCCAAAGCATTGATCGGCTGATTAACACTTTTATCGGCCATGGCCGATCCAGAAGCTCCAGTTCCACTGGTACTTCTAAACGCTTTTGCCAGATCTCGCATCTGTCAATAAGGTCCTGCATTTGTTGATCCATGCTGTTGTATGCCTATAAATAATTTTAGTCATATATTTACCGCATAGGAACCCCATGAATTCT